GGCAGCCTTGGCGTTGGCCTTGGCCTGCGCTAGCTGGGCCTCGGCGCGCTGAATCGCCTGCTCGATCAGGGCACTCTCGCTGCGTCCCATGTTGGTCCGCAGTTCCTGATTCTCCCGGTACAACTGCTCAGCCAGGTTGGTAGCGGTGGCAACGTCTTTACTGGATTGGACAACACGCCGCTTCCATTCCTGGTTGACCAGGTGCAGGTTCTTGATGCGCTTCTGCGCGTCCTTGGCATAGCGGCCGATCTCGTCATCGGGCGGGAGCTCGGCCATCTTGCCGACTTCGTCATCGGAAAGCTGTGGCTTCCCCGGCTTATCATCGGGGGAGATCTCCACAATCACATCACCGGTGTCTTCGACTCCCGGCTGCTCGAGATTGTCCTTTTCGTCGGGCATGCTTAAGTCGGCCTCTCGACCTCCACACCACCCGGCACGATCCCCTGCACCGTGTCATCGTTGATCAAACAGTAAAGAGTGCCTATCCCTGAATTCGGGTCGCGCATCACAAATCGGGTGCCGGCATACGCCCGGATCATCACGAAATCACCCTTTTGGCACCAGGGACCGTTAGGGAACTTGGCCTTGTCCGCGTAGGCGTCCGGACCAATCTCGATCACCTGGCCCACCAGTTGAGCCTGCTCCTCAAGGCGCCGCGTTTCCTCCGGCATGATCAGGTCGGCCCACAGCTTCATCTGCGCGTTCAGGTTCGGGATGCGAATCAGGATGCGGTAGCCGGCCGGCTTCACCGTGCCCTGAATCCGATCGATCTCTTCGGCGACGGGGGTCATGGGCGGCTGTCCTTCAGGTCCTGGTCCTCATCCGGGTTGAAACGCTCGCGCATACGAATAAGCGCATCCAATGCAAAATGTATACCACGGATTTGACCGCATAGGAACCGGTAGTCCTGAAAATCCTTAGCCCCATCGTTGACGAGAGTGTCGGTCAAATCCTGAAGTTGCTGCTTTAACTGGCGCTCAAAAGGGTATTCCCACGGTTCCAGCGCCATATCAGGGGAGGCGCAAAACCAGCGCTCTGCCGCCCTTACTCATGGGCTTGGCTTGCTTGTCATGGCCCCAGGCATCGCGCCGGATTTGCTTGCGAAGCGCGTCCAGCCGGCGCGCGCCGGCAGAGGTAGAACCATCGCCCAGCGCTGCCACCGTGGGCGCATCAATGACGTACTCGCCGTCCGACAAAAGGACCGGCCGACCCGAAGGTGTCTCACCTTCGATCTCATCGGACTGACCGGTACCTTGCCCTTCCAGCAGGCCTCCGCCGGCACCGGCGAGCTCGTCTTCTTCTTCTGGCGGTGCGGCCGCCTGCGGTGCAGGTGCGTTGGCCATGTCATCTTCCGGTGGCTCCTGCTCTTCGTCTTCGTCCTCTTCATCCTCTTCGTCATCGCCCCGCTGAATGCTCTGGTGTTTGGCCTCAACCATCTGCTGAAGATCGGCCAGAGCCCGCGGACCGAATGTGTCAATGAAATGAGCGATGGCCTCCTCCGGATCCGGGTGCTGACCCTCCAGCGCCGCCATAGCCTCCATGACGATCTCGCGCAGATCGTTGTCGCCGCCGGACTGCTGGTCTTCCGGGTTCATGACATCTTGGTCGTCAGGATGTTGCCCCTCAAAAGCTTGAGGGTCAAAATCCTGCGCCTCAGAATCTTCAGCCTCACCACCGTCCGCGTAAGAAAACTGCGCCGAAGAGAACGGGGCTGCAGTGAATTGAGGGCTACGAAAACTGCTGGCGCTCTGCCGCAGCGCATCCAGCACGCGCCGGTGCATAGGATCCGGGTTGTAGAGATTCGGCCGGCTGGCAGCATAAATCTGATTCACCGGATCCAGCATGCCGCCCCCTTGCAGGCGTGTGGCAGTCAGACGCTGGAGATGCGGCATAGTGTGGCGCAACGTACCTAGACCACTCGAAGCATGGGTACTCCGCAGGCCAGGGTCGCGGAATTCACGGTTCTCGTAATCGGGCGCCAGACGGCGCTCCATATTGCGCATTGGATTGGTGTAACCGGCTGCTTTCATTTGGGGTCTCCTGGGGCCACTACGGTTAGGTAATAGGTTCCGGCCGGCTGGCCGGGAAAGGGTTTCAGGATCAGCGTGCCGGTGGGTAACCCGGCCGTGGTGGCCTGGTCGCCGGGCACATGTATCGGCAAAATCATGATGAAACGCGCAGCGATAACCTCGCCCGGCGCCGTCGCCTGAAACATAAAGTGGTTGACGGCATCGGCAAGCTGCGCGAGATAAGCCTGGTCGTAGGCCGGCGGCGGGTCGGGTAAAACCTGGCGAACACTTCGTGCCATCATCTCCTCCCATCCGGCTGCATATCGGTGCGCAGCGTGCCCAGCCGCCAGCCCACACCCAAAGCGTCACTTTCGATGCGGAAGCTAATCTGACGCTCGCGCACCCGGATGTACTGCTCCGGCGTATAAGGCGTAACTTCCAGCATGGCGGCCGCGGTCTTGGGTCTTCCCGGCGCGGATCGTGTCAGCACAGTCACGCCGATCGATTGCTCTTGAGCATCGCCACGGAAAATCACATCCGGAATCAGGCGCGACAGGAAGAGATAGTGCTCGCCGCCGTCAGCGTCTACGTCCGCGGATTCGACGAAGGCCGGCAGGGGCGCGCCGTCATCATCGTCGCCGTACTCGTGATAGTAAAGGTGAGAGTTGGCCCGGTCAGTCGCCACCGGGTAATTGGCGCGGCCCAGATCCAGCCAGGCGGTGCGCTCGATGGTGCCGATGCTCCAGGTCTGCTCGCCGTAGTTATAGATAACGTAGCGGTTGTTCTCTTGCGAATCGGCGCTCGGATAAAACCAGATGACCTCGCTGAAAGCATGGTTGTGCCCGGCGTAGACTTTGTACCCCTGCAAATAATTGAAGTCGTTGAAAACGTAGTCCTTAACTGCGCAGGGCAATTCTTGGATCTGCCCCGTGTAAGCGTAAAAAATCCCGCGGTCCATCCAGAGCACGATGCTGCCGGCGTTGATGCTGGCGTTAGGGCCGATGATCGACAGGCCTTCGGCAATGGGTTCGAAACCGAAAACATAGGGCGTGCCAATGTATTTCATACTCCACAACCCTAAATCGGTCCAGATTAAAATCTCCTGCGACGTGCGCATACCGCAAATGATGTAGCTGCCGGCACTCAGCCGCTGGCCACCGGCAGTATTGGTGCGCAAAGGCGCCCAGGTATAGGCGTCCTCCTCGTTCGACCAGCGCACCAGAAGCAGATCCGCTTCAGCGTTGATGCCGGTCCCGGCGGAATTGATATCCTCACAGCCCATCGCCACCAAATGCCGGTCATTCGGCGAAACCAGAATCTGCCGTGCGGTTGCCGGCACCGCAAAATCAGGCGTAAAGGGAGTGCCGTTGACCGTGATCGACTGATTGAGCGGGACCGCTCGCGCGGAGAGGCCCAGCGCTTGGTGCCAGTAATAGATGGCGCCGCCGCGGATGTTGGCGACCAGGTCCTCGCCGAAATTATCGAGATCCCACAAGCGCAGCTGGTTGACGGTGGGGTCAACGGGATTCAACTGGTTGGGATCGAAGGCCTCACCCCAGCCGGAAGTCATGCCGGCGCCCGGCGCCGTGCCGCCCCACGGCGGCACACCCCAGCCTTGGCCCACGACGGCGTCGTCCTGGCCCGAAGGAATCAGGTAGCTGATCGTCACGCTGGAACCGCCGCCAGAAACGCCGGCCGCATTGGGATTGACCGGGCCGGCGATGGTGATGGTGTTGGCGTCGGAGGCGACAACCTGGAACTCCTGATTGAGTTGCGCGGCGGTATAGGCGTCGAACGCGGTAGCTCCTGAGAAGATCACGTAATCGCCGATGCGCGCGCCGTTAGAGGGGGCCTGCACGGTCAGTTCATTGCTGGTCGTCGAAATTGTGGTGAACGGGTTGGCCGGCAGCGTCGAAGCCGCCTGCTTGAGCGGCGTAATGTCGTAGTAGCTCTCGCTCCAAAGAATGTAGAGATGGGAGCTCGTACCGAGCGCCACATAGCGATCACTCTCGAGCGACGACCACTGGTGGATGTGGCGGCACACGCCCTCGAGCGGCTGGTTGACCACGCTGCGCCAGCCGCCGATCTTCTCCGGGTAGCCCTGCCGGAAACGCACCTTGTCAGCGTCATACCAGCCGCCAGAGTTGGAGTACTCCGTTACCTCGCGGATGATCCCGGGCCGAAACTGGAGTTTAGTGAGAGCCATTTTGACTGCTGTTGTCGAACTGGGCCAATAGCGGCTCCAGCCAGAGCCGCTCATTGGCGACGAACCCCGGCTGCCAGTCACTGAAGATTTTCTTTATGCGCGCGTAGTCGTCATCCGTGAACTCGTAGGTCACCGGCTCCAGGCCCTGCAGGTTCCACTGCGGCGTGCCGGTGGCCTTATTGATCTGGAAGTTGATCGCCGTACGCTCCTCGTCGCTCAGATTGATGCGGTCCTGCAGGCGCCAGAAGGCACGCACCTCATCGACGGTGCCGCGCTGCGCACCGATCAGCATGTGCAGGTTCAGGCGCTGGGTATGATCGAGAATCAGTTTCATAGCATTTTTCCCACGACGGCTTCGACGGACCCCTGCAATGCGGTATCAGTAATATCC